AAACTGTAGGATGGATGGGCAATTTCCACGGAATGGCTTTGAAAACAGTTGTCAGGTTGCTGCTCTCCAAATATGGTTATCTATCAATTGAAATGCAACAGGCGCTTTCCGATGATTCAGATGAGGATACACGTGATGATCTTATCCATGAACATGGCAATACCCAGGTGATAGATCTTGGAAATGTTCAATATGAGGATGTAACAGGCCAACAGCCCGCCCAGGCTGGAGCTGGATCAACAGAACCAGATCCAGGATATTGATATGGAACTAAAGGTATTAGGCAGCTCATCCAGCGGAAACTGTTACATCCTGGATAACGGAAAAGAGGCTTTGATTATTGAGGCTGGTATCCGATTCCTGGAGATAAAGAAAGCACTGGATTTTCAGATTAAGCGAGTGGTGGGCTGCTTAGTAAGTCACCAGCACAACGATCACGCTAAGTATATCAAAACAGTGGTGGAAAGCGGTATTCACACATTGGCACTCCCAGAGGTTTGGACTGCAAAAGATCTAACTGGATCCAGAGCATTATCTATAGAACTGGGAAAAGGTTACAAGTTCGGCAATTTCAGAGTTGTGCCGTTTCCCGCCTGCCATGATGTTCCTTGCTGTGGATTTATCATAGATCACCCTGAGACTGGTAGAATAATGTTCCTCACAGATAGCTGTATGTGTGAGTACGTGGTGCCAGGGCTTAACAATGTGCTGATAGAGTGCAATTATTCGGATTCCAAACTGATTGAGAGTATCAACGCTGGGCGAACACTCCCATCACAAAGGAACAGGCTAATGACCTCCCACATGGAACTGAATAGCTGTAAAGAGATCCTTAAAAGTAACGATCTGAGCAAAGTGGTGAATATCATACTGATTCATTTATCAGAGAATAACGGTGATGAGCCAATTTTTGTGTCAGAAATACAGAGAACTACTGGCAAGGTGGTATATGCTGCTAAGCCTGGATTGAGTGTAGAACTTTCAAAAATATAGAACTATGCTGAACGGATTTACAGAGGAAACAAAACCATTGAATGATTATGAACTATATACGTTATTGCCCATCCTGATACAGGGATTAATGGGAAAGCTCGGAAAGGATAACGCTGTTAAGAACTGCCATATATGCAAACGTCTCAAAGATAGGGGCTTCAAAGTAGATGAGGCAAGGATCAGAAAGATTATTAATCATATACGGATCAATGGGATGGTTATTGGGCTTATAGCTACAAGCGATGGCTACTACATTGCTCAAAATCAGTCAGAGATAGATAACTATCTCCAGAGCCTAAGAGGTAGGGAAAATGCCATAAAAGCCGTCCGTGTAAGTCTGGAGAAGCAAAGAGATGTAATGTATGGCAAAGATCATAATAGACAAAATCAGCGGGTTGTTTAATCTAAAGCCAATCTATGATTACCTGAATGCTCATAAGGATGGTAAATATATGATTGAGGTTAAGCTTGTAAGAAAACCCAGATCATTAGATCAAAATGGTTGGCTTTTCGGATGTATCTATCCGCTGCTCTTAGAGGCTCTGATAAATGAGGGCTGGGAGTTTACAAGCCCTGAACAGGTGCATGAGTTCTTTAAGTCTCAAATGACTGCTGATAAGGTAGTGAATAAGCACACGGGTGAGATCATTGAGTTCCCAGGATCTACAGCCTCTATGGATACTCTTACATTCTCAACATATTGTGAGAAGCTAAGAGAATACGCTAAAGAATATCTCAATCTGGAAATACCAGATCCTGATCCTAACTGGAGGACTGCAAATGAAAATGATTCCTAACCAAATAGTATCAGAATTAATAAGGCTATTGCCTGTTTTAATAGAACATATTCCACCTGGGCAAAGCACCAGGGTAGATAATGCAATAAGAATAATAAAAAAAATTATAAACCGATTAAAATTATTGAAAGATGAAAACAATTGAAGTAACAGAAAATGAAGTAAAGGCTGCTTTTAATGTAGCAAAAAGTGATGAGGTTAAACAGGTTTTAGCTGCTTTGTTTTGCAAGCCTGAAAATAGAGTTAGTCCAACTCTGGATGATTACAAGTCTATTAAGAGTTATGAGGATGCTTGTAACGCTCTTGAAGAGGCTCCTATCAATGAATCTGAGCTTAAAAAGGCTGGTGTTCCCTCTCATCTTATTGCTTTGATGAAATTGGAAACTGTTAGCCGTGCTCTGTGGGGTAAAGAGTTTCAGCCTAAGCCAGATGCTGAGGGATCAAAACTATACTATTATCCGTGGTTTGCCCTATATACCAAAAGAGAGATTGATAATATGAATGATGAGGAGAGGGGTTCCCTCTTGTCTGCTTATGCGGTTGATGGTGCGGTTGCGGGGTTCGGTGTTCTGCATACGAATAATCGCTCCTCGGATGCGTCTGCGCACGTTGGGTTCCGCCTGTGCCAAGAAACGTCTGAGAAAGCAGCTTATTTCGGCAAACAATTCACCAAGTTGTGGGCTGATTATGTGGAATTCAATTTCAAAGTAGGAGACAAATTAAAATAATATTCACTTACTAAAAAAATCAAGATGAAAGAAATTATGTTGTCGGATCATCCGATAGAACAGAGAACGCAAATCCTGAGAGATAGCTGTGATCAGATCGAAGAGAGAAGTTATACCAGGAAATTTGATCAAAGTGAGACCAATGATTTACGTGCTGAGCTGGCTCAGGTATCAATCATGATTCAAACCCTGGATGAGGAACTTTCTGAAATCAAGGCTGAGTACAAAGGCAAAACCAAACCGCTGGCAGAACGTGTCTCCAGGATCCTGGGAGATCTCAAAAGCGGAGGAGAATATGTTAAAGGTGAATGTTACAAATTCATTGATCCAGATGAGGGTAAAGTTGGCTGGTATTCTCCTGAGGGATATTTGCTGGAGGAGCGAGATATTCGCTCTGATGAGAAACAAAGAACCGCTTTCCAGATGTTGCGGAAAACTGGAACAGATAATTTATAAACATTTTAATTTATTACAAAAATGGAAAAAGAAGAAAAATTACAGGTTCACATTCATGAGGGTGTTGATGTTTCAAAACCTATTGAAATTATTTTGAGAGAGGGTGTAGCTGCAAAAGCTCCAGAAGTGTTAGCTACAAAGGCTCCAGAAAGTATCAGTGTTTCAGGTGTTATTTCAACACCGTATGATTGGTTAGTAAAGCGTGTAGGTACAATTGACCAGAAAAAAGCCAATATCAAAGTAAACCGTGAAGAGATGAGCATTAAGCTTACAATCAATGAAACGGATGCCTACAACAAAAATACTATTTCTGGCACCGTCCAGGTATCTGAGGTGTTTGCTAAGTTCGGTATCAACAACGAAAGTAAAGCCTGGGAACCTGCACGTCTGGGACAATTCCTGAGATTAAACCGTGGTGTGTTTGAGGAAAAGGAGAAATGTATGGTGTTGGTGTCAAACCTTAAAAACTTTACTGCAAAAGCAAAATCTGAGATCCAAAAGCAAAAAGATCCATCTGGATCCACAGCTGACGTGTTCAAACAACAGGTTGAAAGTAACCTGCCAAAGAGTTTCTCTATCTGCCTTTCAATTTTCAAGGGTACTCCAAAAGAACGTATTGAGGTTGAATTTGACCATTACCTGAGCGATGGAGATGTTTATCTACAGCTCGTTTCACCAGGAGCAAATGAGATGGTTGAAACGTACCGTGATACCTGCATTGATACCGTTCTGGAAAAGATCAAAACGATTGCTCCAGACATAGCAATTTTGGAAGTATAACAAGTTTCTGGGATGAGGGTATTCCTGGTACCCTCTCCTTTTAAAAAGCAATACCGCAATGGCAAAAAAACAAGACTTACCAGCAATGCCCTTTTACGTTGGGGACTGGCTAAAGTGCCCAGAGGTTAAGGTGCTGCCTCCTGATATTCGGGGGCTATGGTTCGATATGATCTGCTATATGTGGGAGAATGTTGAGAGAGGTGTGATGGTGAAGCCAAATCACAAACCATATACGAAAGATGAGATTGTGAACATGATCGGTAGAGATTGTAGTGGAACAGGGCACTGGTTGGACGTGCTGATTGATAACGGTGTGTGTGCAATTAGAGAAAGCGATGGGGCTATATACAGCAGACGTATGGTAAAGGATGAAGATGTTCGCCAAAAACGCCAACAGGCAGGTAAGAGAGGTGGTGAGGTTACAAAGGCTAAGATCCTTAAACCTCAATCTAAAACAGTAGAGAATCCACCAGAGATACCACCGCCCCCTCCATTAACTCCAGAGGAGCAAACAAAGGCTGAAAAAGCTAAGAAGTATAAGTATGCTGATTATGTTTCTCTAACTAAGGATGAATATGCTAAGTTATGTTCTGAATACTCTGAGGATCACACAAAGGGGATGATTGACATCTTAAATAACTACAAGGGATCTAAGGGTAAAAAATATAAATCTGATTATTTAACCATAAGAGGTTGGGTTAAAGATAGTTTCTACGAAAAATTACAAAAAAATGGAAGACAATTTACGCCAACAGATACAGCAGGTGCTGAATCGACAGCTGGAAAGAGCTATAGAGACACGCTTTAGAATCACTAACTATGATGAGAAAACCATAGCTGAGATGCTTATGATGTTTTATCAGCAGGAAGTTGTAAAAAGACATGTACAGTTTATCAGTGATGCTATAACACAGCAGAAGATTGAAAAAGCAGCCAAATGGCTGACTGGTAACTATAAGGTCGGTTTATTACTTTATGGCACGGTTGGATCTGGGAAGTCAACTCTTGGGCGTGCTATTTGCAATATGATTGGAGTTCTTTATCAAAGTGCTTTTGCATCCGAGAGAAAGGGAGTTTACCGTATTTCTGCTTTAGATCTGGCTAAAAATATAGGGGATGATCCTGCATACTTCAAGAAGTTGAAAAATATAGATATGCTTTTTGTAGATGATATTGGAACAGAGCCAGCAAGCGTTAAGAGCTGGGGTAACGAGTACTCACCAGTAACGGAGCTTATATATGCCAGATACGACAGGCAATTATTCACATTAGCAACATCCAACCTTGGAGAAAATGATTTTTCTGAAAGATACGGTGAGCGTATAGCTGATCGCCTGGATGAAATGTTTGAGAGGATCCATTACAGCAATAAGAGTTATCGAAAGTAATTAACTAAGTAAATGTGTGTTCAATAAACACTTTTTGAAATGAAAACAAAAATCAAAAAAGCCCCTATTACCCTATCCAGGGTGTTCCCTGCTACTCATAGCAAGGCTGGGCAACCGACTAACTTCCAGGAGAAGATTTTAAACAAAGTCTATATGAGATCTGGGATTCACAAAAGGCACACAATCAGGGCAAACTATGATTGGTGGAAATCGAAAGAGGAAAAGATCAATAAGGGTGAGATGTACTTATCCCTGAGATCCTGGAGTGCTAAACCGTATAACTCCCCTCAGGTGGAGTGGCTAAAGCTGCCAAAGATAGGACTGCAAAAAATAACCATGACATACGGATCCGATGATGCTTATCCTCAGGTTTGGATTGATGGAAAGCAGGTACCTATCCAGGAAGTGGCAAAGGGAGACGGGTTGAGTGTTGAGGACTTTGTAGAATGGTTCTTTGGATCCAGCAAATCCAATGTATTTGAGGGCGTTATTATTCACTTTACAGATTTTAGATATTGAATTATGGAAACTAATGCAACAAAAAGGACGGACATTTTTCTGATTGATCCCCGTAATATCGTGGTGATGAATGATTTTAATGTTCGTAGGGATTTCGATCTGGACGAATTGAAAGAGCAAATCAGAGCAAAAGGGGTGCTTAATCCTCTTACTGTTATCCCATTCAAGGATAACGGAACTGAAAAGTATAAATTGGTAGATGGAGAGAGGCGTTACCGTGCTACAATGCTGGCAATCAGTGAGGGTGCTGAGATTCCCTTTGTAAAAGCCCTTAAAGCTCCAAAGGATGCTTCTATGGAGGAATTATACATTGAGCAGATGATGAGAAATGAGGGGAAACGTTTCTCTGAGTACGAAAGTGGTATCATGTTCAAGCGATTTAAAGATGAGTTTGGGTATAGCCAGGTGCAAATAGCTGAAAAGTTCAAAAAATCACCTGCTTTCGTAAGCAAATGTTTATCGCTAATGAGCTTACCTCAGGAGATCCGTGATAGGATTGAGAACAACCTTATTTCAAGCAAAGCAGCTCGTGATCTGGCAGCCAGTTATGAAGATGAGAGCCAACAGGTAAAAGCCGTAAAGGAAGCCGTTGAGAGTGCCCAGGTACAAGGAAAGAGTACTGTTACCAATAAAGAGATAAACGCCCAGCAGAAAGAGGAAAAAGAGGCAAAAACGATCTCTGAGGCTCTGAGGAAAGTATGGGCTTATATGGATGGAGGCGTAATGATTAACGTTGATGAGCTGGCTAAGCTCCTGGATAAAACTGGAAGCCTATCACAAGCAATGAGACAGTACAAAAAAACAACTAAGTGATATGGGAGTACTACCAAGAAAACTGAAAAAGGATATTATCAAAGTCTCAGGACGTGATAATTATTACACTATTGCCAGTGCATTGAGAGAGTATCAAAAGCGTGGAATCAAAATAAAAGTAAGCAAAAGATGAAAGTATTATTATTTGACCTGGAAACTATCTGTAGAGCTATTTACGATATTGTATCACCCAGTAAATGATTCAAATTATGGAAAAGGGATTAGAACGTATGCAAGATTTTATGAATCAAACCTCTAAATGGTCTGATAAAACATTTGATAATGGGGATTTCAATAGAGGGAGGGCGTTGCCTATATCATACCACTTGCAAAAAGAATCAAAGGAATTAACAGAATCTCTGGATAAGTATTTTAATGAGAATACTGCCATAAATTTTGCTGATGCAAAGGAGGAACTGGCTGATTGCCTCACTCTTGTTTTAGATTGTGCTACTCATTTTGGCTGTAATGCAGATGAGTTGATAACAGCTTGTTACAATAAGCTTGAAAAAAATAAAAACAGATCATGGGGCAAGCCTGATAAGAATGGAGTTGTTGAACATATTAAATAATTAAGTTATGCAAGAAAAAAATGATGCTGCTATAGTAGCAGAAAAAGAAAGTGATGAGAAAAAAGCAGTTTTGGAAGCAACCGAAAAGGGATTTTTCCAACCTAACAAAGAGAGAAACCACAGGGGTATCTATTTCCCTGAGTACTGGAGAAAAAAACGTCTGAAATGCTCTTTTGTCAGTCAGTTGGAAGAGACTGCAAAGAAAACAGCAACGCTCAAAGATAAGCATGGGGAGTATAAAGATGGGCTATTTCTGTATGGCTGCTCTATCGTGAAAGTCTCAGTTAATCAGATCGGATTGTGGTGTATTGAGATACATAGTGATCATCCTATAGGTTTGCCAATGATCCAGGAGATCCGTTACAAGTTTGTTCCAAACGATTGCTTAATGGCTATGCTGTTACCAAGTCGAGAGGAGCGCAACGGCAATGACATTGTTACTTTGTATCAGATACCTAACCAGGAAGAAAAGGAATGATCTATATCGGTATTGATACAGGAATAAATACAGGGGTTGCTTTATGGGATAACCGTAAGCGATCCCTGGAATTAGTAACCTCAATGCCCATTCATAAAGCTATGGAATTGGTAAAACTTCACCAGGTGAAAGCTCAGGAGAATGGCACTAAGCTGGTTGTAAGAGTTGAGGATCCGAGACAAAGAACATGGTTCGGAACTGAAAGGATGAGCAGAGAGGAGGAGCGTAAAAAGCTCCAGGGGGTTGGATCGGTCAAGCGTGATGCTTCTATCTGGGATGAGTTTCTGAAAGATCAGGGGATTGAGTATGAAATGGTAGCTCCTAAAAGGAACATTACAAAACTAACTCAGGATACTTTTAAGCGATATACGGGCTGGAATAGTAAGACTAATGAGCATGGCAGAGATGCTGCTATGTTAGTGTTCGGGTTTTAGCTCATTTTTTGTCTAAAAGTGTGTTTACTAAACACATATTTTTATATATTTGCAATATCAACCAAGTAAATTCGATTATGGTAATATTATCGTCAATAGCAGCTCTATTGCTGCTGATCCTCTTTGCTTTCCTGCGATATGCGGACAGAGGTTTTTTGGTTAGTAGGTGTTTTCCTTATAAGCCTATGAAAACGGGCGATAAGGTTCATATTTATATCAACTATATGTACAACAGATCCGCTACCATTACAAAGGTTAGCGGGAATCTGGTGTATATCTATGGCACATTACCCCTGGGTGTTAATCACAGAGGGCGATTTTATGCAAGAGGTACTCTCAGAGATGGAGAGAGGCTTTTGATTGTTCCCCAGTATAAGTATTCTTATCTGGCTATCCTGGCAGAGGCTGCACGAAAAGTATTTGGCAGCCCTGAATGCATTGAAAATCTGCCTACAGATGAGGCAACAGCTCCAGTATCGGAGGAAAGCAACGAAAAAGAGGAGGATTCAGAGAATGAAACAGATCGCTAACACAGTCTATAGGAAAATAAGTGAGCTGGTTCCTCTGAAAGAGAACCCCAGAACTATCACCAGCAAGGATCTTGATAAACTGGTGGATTCTATCCGTATAAACGGTTTTTGGGAACATCGACCTGTCGTGTTATCGGATCGAACAGGTAAAATGGTAGTTCTGGCAGGAAACCAACGTTTGAAAGCTGCAAAGAAGCTGAAAATGGAGCAGGTACCAACCGTGCTCTATCAGAATTTAACTGAGGATGATGAGAAAGAAATAATTCTCAGGGATAATATCAATAACGGGCAATGGGATCCGATGGGTTTGCAAAGCGACTATTTTGCTGAGGTAGATTTCAACTTTATGGGGCTTGATATTCCATCTTTTGGTGATGATGAGGAGGAACCGAAGAAAAAGAAGTCAAAGAAAGCCAAAGAGGAACCACAGGATCCAGAGGGAGAGGAAAGCGATGAGGAAACCGATGATAAAGAGGCTTTCTACAATTCAATGCTGAATGATTGCCTGTATGAGAGCAATAACATTTTTGATATTCCTAACCTATTGATCGAAAAGCAAGCGGGCAAACTCTTATTACCATTTGCTCCCTGGGGGGCTGATAGCCGTTTAAGGAAAGATGTTGCTACTTACCACTTCTTTGTTGATGATTACCGTTTTGAGGCAATCTGGAAAGATCCGATCAAGATACTAACCAGCGGTTGCAAGGCTATTGTTGAGCCAAATCTTTCTGTATATGATACTACTCCAGCAGCCTATGGATTGCAACAGATCTATAAAAAGCGTTGGATCAGTCGCTATTTCCAGGAGTGCGGTATTCTTGTGTATGCAGATCTCAATGTATCGGTAAAATTCAAGGAATATAACAAAATGGGATTGCCGAAAGGCTATAATGCCTTTTTTACAAGGGGTTATAACGGACGTTTGGAGTATCTAAAGCAGGAGCTGGAAGTAGCCAGGGAGATCTCAGGCTTAGAAACGCCTAATTTGCTGGTTTATGGTGGAGGTGATGAGATCAGACAATTTTGTGCTGATAATAGCCTGGTATATGTTGAGCAGTTCATTAACGATAAGAAGCGGAAAAATGGCTAAAACAAGTGGTGGATTAACAAGCGAGGGAGCACCTACTGGCAGCAAGTCTGCTAAGTCTGTAGAAATGCCTCAGGTAGTAGCAAACTATCTGAGTGCGGTTCAAAGTGGATCCTACCAAAAGCTTTCCAGGGCTTCCAAAGTGAAAATGATCGAAAAAGTAAAAAAGGAGCTTTCTACTCCATCCGACTTACCTCAGAACTTTACCAGCAAAGAGGCGGACTATCTCGACATTTACGCATCATCCAAGTATCAAAAGATAAACGGGGAGTTAAGATCTGGTAAGTTGTCAGCTGAGACAAAGAAGATCGTGAGCCGTATTGATGCAATAATGGATAAAAACGTACTCAAAAAGGACATCATTGTTTATCGGGGAACGAATGGCAGTTACTCCTCCAAAGATAAAGCGTACACATCTACCAGTGTTGATGTATTGACTGCAAGCAATTTTGCAAGAGGTGAGGCTAAACTACATGCCTACAGGATTCCGAAAGGAACTAAGTGTGTGTATATCGGTGGTGGAGAGAAAGAGCTTTTGTTACCCAGGGACTTTGACCTAAAAAAGCATAAGATTAAATAGTATGGCAAAAACAAGCGGAAGCAACAGCAATAGTAAGCCCCCTAAAAGCGGTGGACTGAAAGAAAATGATTCCAACTACAAGGGTAAGGTTGGAAAAATGGAGTCTCTGGCTTCAATTAGTAACCCTGCTGTGTACAAAACGGTAAAGGAAAGTATTTCACGGTTCCACTCTGTTCTGGGCGTAAGGCAGAAAGATATTAAGATCGCTACACTGGATGCTGGTGTAGGCGGTGTTCACCTTACAGCTAATGGAGCATCAAAGCAGGTGGTTCTGAATAAACAGGTGTTCAACGGAAAGGGTACCACTACTCAAAGCGTTGCAAAATGGGCTGAGGCTGGTTATAAGTCTGGGCACTTAACCAAAACGAACAAACCCGTTGCCCACATTATAACACATGAACTGGCACACGCTACCTGGAATTCACACCTTTCATCCCCGAATGCAAAGGCAGCAACCAGCAGCGTAAACACTCTCTACAAGAAATGGAAAAAGGACAAAGCCAAATCTGGCTATGGTAAGTATGCAACCTCCAATGTAAATGAGTTCTTTGCTGAGGTAAGTACAAAAGCGGTGCATGGCAAAGCTGATAAGTACACCAAAGCTGTTAAGGATATTATTAAAAAGTATAAACTGTAACCACTATATTTGCAATGAGTTACAAAAAAAGATATTGTTATGAACAAAATTGTATTAAACGCAAAGCAAAAGGCTGTTATCCAGAAGTATGTTGATGGAAGCTACAGCCCATTTTTCTCCAGTACAGAAGATCAGGAAGCAATGAATCAGGTGCTGGATATGGCTAATGAACTGGAGGAGGAACTTGATGCCTATGATGAATCGGGCGATGATCTTGTTAAATGGTTTTGGGAACAGTACCAGAAGCAAGAGCAACAGTAATCTGAGAGTAAAAGGATCAGGTAGGCTCCCTATCTGATTTCTTTTTAACTAAAAGTGTGTTTGTGGAACACATAAATGTAAATCAACGAATAACCAACGGATGGCACTATTTGAAAAAGGAAATAAAGTAGGTAACAGATTCACCTCTGATAACCAGCCTAAAAATTCAGGCAGGAAGCCAGCCCTGTATAAAAAGCTAAAGGAACTTACAGGCAAAAAGGTTGATTATGAGTTGAGCAAAGAGGACTATTACAAGGTGATCCGTTACCTGATGGAGCGTACACCAGGTGAATTAAAGAAGATCCTGGAGAATGCCAAAGATGATACCAATGGGAGTACACCTGTTTGGGTTATCAATGTAATATCTGCTATCAACTCAGATATTCGCTATGGTCGAACTACTACCATAGATTCTATTTTTGATCGGTTGTTTGGCAAAGCGAGCCAGCCCATTGAGGGTGATATAAATGCAAGCCTATCGGGATCGCTTGCTCCAGATCTATCCGCTCTTTCTACTGATGATCTATTGAAGTATAACGAACTACTGGATAAGATCTATGGCAAGAAGTAAGAAAGAGGTGGCTATACCCGTAGCACTTGCAGTCAAAATAGAGCTGTTCAGTCGTGGCTGCTTTGACTTCATAACCTGTCGTGATGGGAGAAAGCACGAAAAGCAGGATGAGGCTTTGCGGATCCTTACCGACAATGAACATGCTGAGTTTTTGTATGGTGGTGCTGCTGGTGGTGCTAAGTCCTGGACTGGTGCTGCCTGGCTTCTTTTTATGTGCTTATGCTTTCCTGGCTCGAAATGGTTTATCGGTCGTGCTGAGTTGAAGCGTATCACACAGTCAACCCTTATTACTTTCTATAAAGTTTGCAATCAGTACGGTGTAGAGGATACGCTGTACAAGTATAACGGGCAATACAATTACATTGAGTTCTACAATGGTTCACGTATTGACCTCCTGGATCTCCAATATAAGCCAGGGGATCCACTCTATGAACGTTACGGATCTATTGAGTACACTGGAGGCTGGATTGAGGAGGGCGGTGAGGTCAATTTTGGAGCCTATGATACTTTGAAAACCCGTATCGGGCGACATTTAAACGCTGAGCTGGGAGTTAAGCGTAAACTCTTTGTCACTTGTAACCCTAAAAAGAACTGGATGTATGAGACATTCTACAAGCCAGCCAAAAAGGGAGATCTGCCAGGTTATATGTACTACTTGGCTTGTTTGGTTCAGGAAAACCCATTTATTGATCCTGACTACATAGAGGGGCTTAAAACGACAAAGGACAAAGTGAAAAGAGAGCGTTTGCTTAAAGGTAACTGGGAGTATGATGATAACCCGAATGCTCTTTGCTCACATGATTCTATCACAGCAATTTTTGGCAATATCCTGGCTCTTACAACTGGTACCCATTACCTCACAGCAGATATAGCACGCTTTGGATCCGACTATGCCCGTATTGGTGTTTGGGATGGTTACAAGCTCATTGATATTAGATGTTTTCCGATAAGCAAAACCACCGACATACAAACGTGTATTACCCATCTACAGAAAAAGTATAGGATCCCGAAACATAAATGTATAGCGGATGAGGATGGAGTAGGTGGTGGAGTTGTGGATAATTGCGACATACAGGGCTTTGTGAACAATAGCAGGGCTTTCAATGATGAGAACTACCAGAACTTACAAGCTCAATGTGCCTACAAGCTGGCAGACCATATCAATGCCTCTGAGGTTGGTGTGGATCCTGACCTGGTTAGCCCTGCTGATGTTGAACAGATAACTATTGAACTGGAACAGATCCAGACATGGAAAGCGGATGATGAGGGCAGGCTTAAAATAAAGCCCAAAGAGGAAATTAAGCAGGATATTGGATGCTCTCCAGACTGGAGGGATATGTTTTTGATGAGATGCTGGTTTGATTACAATGAGTATGATATTCCAGATGATATAGAAAGAATGTTAGGATTAACGGATTAACAAAATTCAAAGTTATGGGACTATTAAATGTAATAACGAATGAAGTCAAAGCAGCTGTAGGCTATCAACAGAGCTTTGCTGAGCTGCTTGCATCCCAGGATGTAGGTAGAGCCATGAATTTTATGAGATCGCATGCTGATGAGGCGCAAAGGAACCTGGAGGAGTACAATGTGAAAACTCATAAGATCATGCAGCGTACTGACAAACCAGTATTTGATAAAAAGGGTAATTTCCTGCGTTATCAAAAACGGTGGAGGATCCCTATTCCCTATCAACCTTTTATCAATGAGGTTGCTCTGGTGTTCCTATATGGCAGGCCTGTAAAATGGTTGCAAGAAAGCGAGGGTACAGATGATGCTTTTGATGCTTATAAGAATCTGTTGAAAGAAATCCGCTTTGATGCTCATGTACGTGAATGCAAACGCCTGGCTGGTGCTGAGGGGTCGGCTGCTATTCTCTATCATACCTACAAAGATGCTGATAATAAGCCAAAGCTATTACTCAACGTTCTGGCAAAGTCAAAGGATGATGATATTTACACTATCAAGGATCAATATAAACGCCTTATGGCTTTTGCCTGGGGTTATACATTGACTGAGACGGGCGGTAAGTCGGTTTATCACATTGACATCTATACAGCTGATGCAATATACAGGTGCAAACGTATCGTTATGGGCTGGGAGGTTCTGGTTATGCAAAATGTGATCGGTAAAATCCCTGTGATCTTATTTGAGCAGGAAGTAGAGCACGCTGGAGTACAGCCGATGATTGACCGTGTGGAATCAATGGAGAGTACAGATGCAGATGTGAATGATCGCTTTGCCAACCCTGCTATGGTTGCCACTGCCGAGATCCTTAATTCTTTGCCAAAGGCTGAGGAGGAGGCTAAACTGTATGTGCTTAAAAATGGAGGCGAAATCAAGTATCTCACCTGGGATGATGCAAGCGAATCCAAGAAGAATGAGTATGATCGCCTGAATAAGCATATCCTCAATAAATCATTTACTCCAGACGTGGACTTTGACAACATGAAAGGGCTTAGTAATGTATCTGCAAAGGCATTAAAGCAAATGATGATGTTAGCTGTTATCAAGGCTGAGAAGCGAAAAGAAACCCATGATGGTTATATGAACCGTGCTGGGAATCTTTTGCTTACTATCATGGGTAATGTGTTGGATTATCCCAATAAAGCCAAATATGATGCCTTGAAACTGGGGCATGAGTTCCAGGAGCCATTTGGTGAGGATGTTTCTGATGCTCTTAACGACATACTCAAACAGTTTGGTGCTGGTGCCTTGTCATTGCAAACCACTTTGGAGATGAGTTACCTGGTGAAGAATGCTAAAACAGAACTGGCACGCATCAAAGAGGAACAGGCTGAGGCTATAGAGAGGCAAAAGGAATTGAATAAAATGGATGTATTTGGAGAGGCTGAATAAGATGGAAGCAAAATTTAAAGTAGGAGATAACGTAGAGATTCTGGCTAATGAGATCCAGAGTGAATTTGTTGGCAGGATAGGCAGGATAAGCAAAGTGTATAACTCATACAGCAATAAGCTGGGGTATTGCACTGTTTATCGGGTGAATGTAGGCGGTAAGCTCCTCAAAGGGGTTGCCTGTGAGGATGATTTGAAGTTAGCTAATTGATAACCATAAAAATAACAACTATGAGAGTGAGATGGACTGAATTTAACCAGGAGGGCTACCGTATAGCTTGTGAAACGTACCCTGCTGATGCAGATCCCAGAGATTTTGAACACACGTTTGAGGGTGAGGTGGTCGATAAGTATCATACTTTTTGGGGTACACCTAAGTTTGTTGTGGCTCTACCTGATGGTAGTATCAAAAATGTAACGATGATGGACTGTAGAGTAGTTGAGGAGGCAAAGGGTGGCAAAGATTAAATTATTGCAAGGAACAAAGGGGGTATATCAGTTTTGGTGCCCAGGGTGCAAAGAAGTCCACCAAGTATGGACTGATAAAGATGATGGAGTGGATCCGTGGTGCTATAATGGCAATGTAGACAAACCGACAATATCCCCATCTATTAAGGTTACTATGCCCAATCGTTCAACTATGGGGGTAAATGATATTTGCCATTCGTTTATTAAGGATGGAAAGATTGAATACCTTTCTGATTGTACGCATTCTATGGCTGGTAAAACGGTTGCGATGATTGACCTAAACGATGTATAGTATGGCAAAGAAAGTTATAAAACCAGAAACGAAATACCATTGCCGTGACTGCAAAAACAGTTACGACTGGCACGAAAAGAGCGCAACTGGCGAGCCTCTTATGTGTCGGTGCAAGCTAAGTAAGTGGAGCAAATTGTTATCAAGCCTCCAGTGTAAGGACTTCGAGTTAAAAACGAAATAAAACAGCATTGATGGCAGCTAAGTATATCAATTCAAAGAAACTCCAGCAGGAGCTTTTTAAACGCACTGAGGGCTATGCCGATAATGTGCGTAAAATGTACGTGGATTCCCTAACCCAGATAATTAACCTGGTAAAGGGTACAGAATTGGAGGATGGTAAACCTTTCTCCTTTGATGAGTATGGCTATGGGGATGAGGCAAACAAGATTCTCCGTAACCTATATGCTTCTGTGTACAAAGAGATCCGTGGAAACTCTGAAAAGGAATGGCTGTTATCCGAAAGCAACAATGATGAACTGGTTAAAAGTGTGTTTGGCGAACACTCTATTCAGGATCACCACTATTCACGCTTTTTTCAACGGAATAAGGATGCAATGGATGCTTTCCTCAATCGTAAATCAGGCTCTGAGGGGTTGGATCTCTCTCAAAAGGTATGGAAGTACACTAACCAGTATAAAACAGAGCTGGAGGATTCTTTGGATCTGGCTATTGGGGAGGGAATAGGAGCCGACAAACTGGCTGGTACCATACAGAAGTATCTCCAGGAACCTGATAGGTTCTATCGTAGGTTTAGGGTTAAGATCGGGGAGGATGAAAATGGGGAGGCTATCTATGGCAGGATCTGGAAACGTAGGGTATATGACAAAGAGATAGAGGGCTACAAGTGGATTGATGAGGATCCCAAGAAATACAAGTCTGGGCAGGGCGTTTATCGTTCCTCTTATCGTAATGCCCAACGTTTGGCACGTACTGAAACGAATATTGCCTACAGATCTGCTGACTTTGAACGCTGGCAGCAACTGGATTTTGTTGTAGGGGTTGAGATCAAGCTATCCAATAACCATCCTGTAGTAGATATTTGCGATGATCTAAAAGGTCGGTACCCTAAAACATTCAAATGGACGGGCTGGCATCCAAACTGTAGGTGTTATATGATACCTATTCTGGCAACTCAGGAGGAAATGGATCAAATGATTGAAAAGATACTTTCTGGAGAGAAAACGGACAAAATGGAAAGCTCTGAGCAGGTTAAGGATACGCCTGATGAGTTCAACACATGGGTAAAAGATAACGAGGAGCGTATGGATAAGGCAAAAAGCAAGGGTACATTACCCTATTTTGTCAAGGACAACCAGAAAGATATTGCAAAGATCCTCAAACCTCTTTCTCCTGAGGAGCAACATCACCAGGATCTGGTTCAAAAGTATGGAGAGGAGAGTGTTCAGCAGCTTTATGGGGCGTTTGACGCTTTCAAAACAAAAATATCCACTGGAGATTTACCCTATCAGATCAAAAAACTCAATTTTGAGATAAACTGGGTTACTGATAAAAACAAATTCCCCACATCTCCAGAGATGGTGAACATGCTAAAGAAAGAGCTGGCAACGGTGGAGGGCAAATATGAGATACAGCAGGCGGTTGAGGCAGCTAACAGTGTTCTCTCATATAAAAGCAAGAGTAAACCATTAAACGCTATCCTGGGGGATCTGAATGTGGCTATTACCAATGGATCCGCAAAGGATATTCAAACCCTAACAGCTCAGGCAGCTGCTAAGATCCAGGAGATAGAAAAAGCACGCTTTATAAAGATCGTGAAAAACGGATCCGATGGATCTACAATAGATCTCTTTGCCACAACTGAGGAAAAGATGGAGATTGCACGTCTCCAGGATGAGTATGATAAGATGATGAATAAGTATGGTAGCCAATGGAATGACAATGTAAACGAAAGCTATCAACGCCTGGCAGCATACAAGAAAGATCTATCCATGAAATACATATCCAAACAGGGCAAACTGGTTAAGCTAAACGGTGAAACGGATGAGCTGGCAAAGAAAGCTCTGGATGAGTATATTAATGCTCCCATGAATAACAGTGCCAGTACTCCTGTAGGCGGTCGATTCCAGAAACATAGCACTGAAGAATATAGGATCTCAGAGTTTTCCAAGAAAACAGGTATCTCAGAGGATGAGCTGGGACTGATTAACCGATACACATACGGATCCAAATGGTGTAATAACTATGGCTATGGTATCACTGATTCATATTTTGGCAAAGTGGAGGACTATGGAGGCTTATGCCAGAAGTATTACCCAGCCCACAACGCTGCTCTGGAGAAAATGCCCCGCTATAATGGCACTGTATTCTCTGGTATAAACTTCGATACTATGCAGCTGGATAAATATGTGTCTGAGCTACAGGAATGCCTAAAATCGGGCAAAGAATACGTGAATAAGGCATTTATATCATCTACTACCAATATTGACCGTACAAAAATATTCGGGGATAACCTTATGTTGGTTATCAAGAGCAAAAAGGGCGTGGACGTAAAGGCTATTTCTCACTATGCCAGTGAGGATGAAATAGTATTTCGTGCGGGATCCAAATTTAAAGTTATTAATGTATACCAGGAAGCCAAACGCAAATACGGATTTGGCAAAGGCTGGGTAATAGAAATGGAGGAAATGTAAAATGAAGATTATTAGAAACAACATCATCCCATTCAAGGGATTTGCTGGTATTAACCTGTTCGGGTTTCTGTTCGTGCGTAAAAATGCTATTGTAACAGAGCGTATGTTAAACCATGAAAGGATCCACACGGCTCAAATGAGGGAGTTGCTTTATGTGGGCTTTTATTTGTGGTACCTGATTGAGTGGTTGATCCGATTGTGTAAGGATCCAAACACTGCTTATAGAAAGATCTGCTTCGAGGCTGAGGCTTATGCGAATCAGAATGATCTGGAGTATCTGGAGGGGCGAAAGAGGTTTAACTTCTGGAGGTATAGGTAGGTAGATTAGATTGCACCTCCTTATCTTTGAGCTTAGTAGCATGGATAAGGAGGGCGACAACGGAATAAACGACAATAATTTATTTAGCTTTCAGGCTATCCTTTATCTTGTAAAGGTTGATTGAGATATTGCTCAATACGTTCAGAATAGCCCATGTGGTTACGCTGGAAATTCCTATAAGGATAGAAATAAGCAATCCCATCATATTAAATTCACTCTCTTTACTCCCCCATGAGGTTGTCGTTTCTGTTTTTGTGATAGTGAACAGGCAAATAAGCGTTGCAATAATTCCGACAATGAGCACAATAGTTGCAATTGTTTTGAGTGTTTTCTCGTGGCTATAAGTATCAATGTACTCAACAACCGTTTTATTTTCCTTTGTTTCTTCTACTCCAAGAACATCATTTACATTTTCTTCCATTTTACTTCTGGTTTTTATATAGTGAGTAAAAAAATAATGCAATAAACACCCATGATATGAATGATATTACATTCAATACCGTGAATATCATTTTCGGATCGCTACTGAATGTAATTACACCTGCATTGGAAAATACATAGAAAAGGCTTTGCAAAGCGAGTATTACTACTCCCACAAACGCTAATAGCGTGAAGTTTTTTAATTTCATATTCGTATCATTTTGAGTTAATAATGCACAAAGATACAAAACATAAAGAAAAGCAATGCTCAAAAGCTACTTTTTACCCTCCTCAAAGACTTTTGCCCAATCGGTGGTGTCTCCGTATGGGTTTGGTGATTTACCTGGTAAATAGTCCTCAATAAAACTTTTCTTCCATTCCTGGTAAGCCTCTTTCAATGGCTTATCTGTTCGTGAATCCAGGTAGTTGAAATGAAACTCTTTTTCATATTCCCATAACCTGGCAGCAAAAGGCCTTTCTTTACCCTCTATATAGGGATTTTTAGCCTCTCCTTTATACCATTTGTAATTTGAATAATCCTCTGTAATACCAGAGAAAAAACCCTCTTTGTTCCAATCGTTAGCCATTTTGAATAGTGTTATAAAATTGTTCTACAATAGTCCTCATATCGCCAGGAATAAAAGCTAAAGCCTGGCTTTTAATATTCTCAGGAATCAGGTAATATGATTCTGCTATGGATCCAGCAATGGCAGCAATAGTATCACTGTCTCCACCGATGGATACTGCCAGCCTGATAGTCTCCTCAAAACTGTTAGCCTCCAGGAAACAAATGATAGCTTCTGGCACTGATCCTGGGCAGGTTTCGTTAAATTGGTAGTCTTGGCGAATGTGTTTTACTGATCTATGTAGATCGTAATCGTATCTATGCTCAATATTCAGCTGAATCTCATGCTTAGACCATTTTTCTAATGCCATACTGATAGCAAAACAAACCGCTTGTGCTCCTTTGATCCCTTCTGGGTGATTGTGGGTAACAGCTGCTGATTTAGCTGCCTCTGTAAGCATTCTATCTCTACTAAAAGCGTATGCAACTGGGCTTACTCTCATGGCGGATCCATTACCATAGCTATTATATGGTTGAGGATCCTCTGACTGGATCCAGCGTGCAAATGATGCTCCATAAGCTCCTTTTGGGTTCGGGTACTTCCTGCACCACTCCAGGAGGCTTTCCTTATAGCTTTTCCCGTTCAGGATT